AATGATTGTGACATGAGTGTGGCGTCCTTGATTGTGAATGAGTGTGATTGTGAAAACAGAAAAAAGCCAAGACCCCAGTCATAGACAGGGATCTCGGCGATAATTAATTATATTTAGCTAACGCTACAACTCTCGTTAACTCGCTTTGCACGTGAGCCATGAGCAAGAAATGCAACTACACAAGTGCGTCCTTGTTGTTGGCACAAACCGCAGTCCTTGCAGTTAGTGTCACGTGTTTGAGCTGGGCATACAACAACACGAGTACCAGCCGGTGTATGTGTTGGTGTGCTGACACTGTTGTCAACAACGCAGACAGCAGGGATACCAAGCGATCTAGCGTGGTCAGCTTGTGCTAGACTCTCGCATGATGCGTTGACGGTGAAACCGTTGCGATTTGCGTACTTGATTGCCTCTACGTTGTGGCTGTGTAGCTCGTGGTGTGTGTATGTATAACCCTTGGCACCACTGGATTTGTTAGCGTCAACAAGTGACTTGAGTAAATCAAGTCTGATGTACTCGCGTCCTTGGTGCCTAGT